ATTTACATGGCACAGATTACGAGATGAAAGTTCTTGAAGTTAAAGACGATGGTGACTCTACCGTTATTCTACAGACAATCGTAGAAGAGGGTGAAACAGCCGAAAAAAAATATCGCATAAATTTAGGCGTTAAAAATCCTTTAACTCAAAATTTTTTTGGAAGCGAAGATGCGAGAATGGATTACTGCAAAAAAATGCCAGAAAGATATTGGGATGCTTGGTATGAAGATCCTGATCCATTGCCAGCACCAGAAGAGGGCGGTGAGTAATCAATGCCTTTGGTAGCAGTACAACCCCAAGCTGGCACTGTAAAAGATGCCAGTGAATATTCGGTGGGAAGCTATATCGACAGCGACAAAATACGCTATCGCTCCGTTCAAGGCGCTGGCGCACAGCCACAAGTCATTGGCGGTTGGGAATTAAAATTTACCGATACAATGCTTGGCAAGGTTCGTGGCGCACACCAATGGCGCGATAACAGCGGAAATGAATATTTAGCCATTGGCAGTCATCGTAAGTTAATGGTCGAGCGCAGTGAGAATTTATGGGACATAACGCCTGCAGAGCCAATAGCCTTGTTGCCTAGCAACCCTGTTACTGTTGTTAATACCGAAGAAAGTGCGACAATTACCACTAGTTCGCCTCATAATTTAACAGTCGGTTCGTTTGTTTATTTGACAGGATTGACAGCAACAGGGGGTGTTACAGTCGGCGGTGGAACTGGCACGTTTGCCACCAACCCACTAACAACAACCAATGGCTCAACAATCGTTCGGATTACCTTATCCAGCCACGGATTGCAAACTGGGGATTTCGTCGTTATCAGCGGTGTAAGTGGCGCGCAAAACGGAATACCTGACAGCGAACTGAACGCACAGCACTCTGTTTATGTTTCAAGCACGTCTGAGTTTTTAATTGAGGTAACCACGTCAGCCAATGCTAGTGGCGATGTTGGTGGAGGCGCAATAAATTATGTGCTGTTTTTGCAGTCTGAAGTTTTGACTGTACTAAATACAACCTCTTTTACTATAGCGTGTGGCCCAGCATCATCCAGCGCAACAGGCGGTGGAGCCAGCGGTGAGATCATTATAGAATTACCAGCTGGTCTTGAAAGCAGTACGGCACAGGCTGGTTACGGCACTGGCACATATGGAATGGGCGTATATGGGGCTGGTGGGGAACAGCTGACATCATATGATGCAAGGATTTGGTTGCTGGAAAACTACGGTGAGAACTTGGTGGCAGTTCCAAGAGGCGGTAGCTTATACCGTTGGCAGTTAAACAGAAGCCAGCGCTGTGTAGTAAATCCAGCCACTGACGCACCGACGCAAATTAATTATATGACGGTTACACCAGAGCAGTTTTTGGTGCTGGGCGGTTGCGATACAGGTTCTGGTTTTGATGGTTTGCTGGTTATATGGGCATCCCAAGCGCAGGGGTTTGCCACAGGAGATTGGACGACATCTGCCACGAACACTTCGCGGTCTTTGCGATTGGGCGCTGGCTCTAATATTGTCAGCATAGTTCCAAGCTCATTTGTCACGGTTGTTTTTACAGACGCTAGTATGCACCAGCTAAGATACTTGCAAGATACAGTATTTATTTACAGCCAAGATTTAGTAGCTGATGTTGGGATTATAGCACCGCGAGCTTTTGCAAAGGACTCGCAGACAGGTGGTTTAGTTTTTCTGTCATCAAACTGGCAGTTCTACAAATTTCAAAACCAGAGCTTGCAGGCAATTCCCTGTTCTGTTCGTGACTTTATGCGCGATGAAGTGGTCACAGGATCGCAGCAAGCGAAAATTTGCGGTGTTGGCATTTCGCAGTTTAATGAAGCGTGGTTTTTCTACCCAGCGTCCGGGCTTGAGTGCAATAAGTACATTATATTCAGCATACAGGAAAATGTGTTTGCTACTGGCACGTTTGACAGAACGTTTGGCATAACAGGTGAAAACTACCCAATAATGTTTAGCTGGTCTGAGGGCAGTAATTATGCGGAAGCTTATCTGCACGAAAAAGGTAACAGCGCACAGGGGGATGCGTTCACGGCATTTGTAGAGGCATCGCCAGTAGACCTAAATGTAGGGGGTGGCGAAGGCGAGGTAATGATGGACGTGTCAGGCATTGTGCCTGATTTTCAATCACTGTCTGCTGGTGGAGATTTAACGCTGGTTACAAAAGACAAGCCCAATTCAACTGCTGTTAATAATGGGCCTTTTACGATTGGCCCCAGCACAGAGCGTGTGGACGTTCGTGTGCAGGGCAGACAGCTTGGATGGAAATTTAGTCGCACTGGCGCACCTAACACTTGGAGACTTGGAAAAATGAGATTTGATATAAACGCAACCGCTGGACGGAGAGAATAATGGCTTTTACACTGCCCCCTATACACAGTTTACCGGGCTATAATACTAGTGGGGTTCCAACCGCGAACCCAGCATCTGGCAGACAGCCTTTTTGGCTTGACGATCAGGGCCAGCCTATAGGCGTAACAAACGCTGGCGAAGCGGTGTATGTTCCACAGGCTGGGGCTGGCTATAATCCGTTATGGTATGGTCAAACCGCTTTTCATACTGGCCCGACAGGAGCAACCGACCACGTTCCCAATTCATCGTCTTTGCCAGAGGTGCAAGACGCTGTTGCAAGCTCAGGCGATCCGCAAGGCGTTCCTATAGAAAAGATGTTTGCGCTTTACAACCGCATGATGTTTAACAACGACAGAGGACGGCCCCCAATATTCGGCAACATGGGTATGCCAGATATTTTTAAAATATTTAAGAAATATGACGATGGCTCTTATTATTTGCCGGATGAGTCAACTGGCGCCTATGGAAGTGAATATTTTTACAATAAAGCAGGCGTACCACTCCATAAGCAAATAACCCCAGAAGGTTCGGAAGTCGGCATAGACCGCGCATTAGTTGTTGGGGGCAATAGATTATCTGAAATTGACGAACTTACATAAATGCTAAGATTAGAGGGTGACGCACTGAGGACGGCATGGCCTCAGTTGCGCTACATGATTGAGCAGGCGCGAAATAAAAGCAAATGCACTGACCCATTTTTAGTAGAGGACGTTTACCACCAGTGCATGATTAACGATACGTTTTGTTATGTAGTTGGCGAAGGCGCGACCATACAGGGTGCTTTGTTTTTACGCCCAGTAAACAACTTCGGCGAAATGGAGTTACACGTCTGGCTGGCGTGTTTTAAAAGACCAGCGTCATTGGCAAATCATGTTGAATGGCTGGAACAATTAGCCAGATCAATTAAAGCGCAGCGTATTACCTGTCATTCGCCAAGAGCGTTTGAGAAATATTTAAAAGGCACTGAAATAGTGAGCAAACGATTTATAAAGGAGTTATTTTAAATGTCTGGCGGTTCACAAACATCAAGTTCAACAGTTAAACTAGACCCAAGGCTGCAAAGCCTTGTTGACAGCATACTGGATTATGCTCCGGCAATTATGGAGAGGCCGTTTCCTCAATACGATTTGCCAAGAATAGCAAGCTTTACCCCTGATCAGTTGCAGGGCTTCGATATGACAAGAGCAAATGTAGGTTCATTTCAGCCAGCCATGAACCAAAGTCTCAACACGCTTGCACGATTTGCCCAAGGCCCACGGATACAGGGAACCAGCGTTAGAAACGGCACTATTAACGCTCCTAGACCGACCATATCCGCTTCTGGCATACCATTGCCTACACTCCCACCACCACCTAGCACAACAACCGTATAAGGTTAATTGAAATGAGTATGGATGTATTTGATAGGGATTTTTTGACCCAGAACTTCGATGAGCAAGAATACCTTCGACTCTACGAAGATGTTGCAAGTGCGGTTGCAGACCCAGAAAATCCTTTTACCATATCGCCTGATGCAGATGTAGATGGGGATGGTGTAATAACTGGGCTTGATCATTACTTAATTCATGGATTTGGCGAAGGCAGAACAGCGCCGTTGCTTACAGACCCAACGCCAACAGTAAGTTTTACGCCTTCAGCGCCCCAGCCTGTGTATTCGCCTGATCCTGTGCCTGTCAGTGACACAATCGCCCCGGCTCCACCGCCAATAACCCCTATAGACATGAATGTGGTCGAGGGTGCCGACCTAGCCCCTCGCTATTTTAACCCGTACCAAACCGAAGTAATTGATCAATACATGAATCGGTTTAGTGACGCTTTGCAGAGAGCTAACCTGTCAAATAATGCCTTGGCAACGAGTGCAGGGGCATTTGGCGGCAGTGGACACGGCGTGGCCACCGCCTTAACAAATGAACAGGCTATGAATACTTTTGGAGATGATATTAGCCGACTTCTCCAACAGGGATTTGACACTGCAAACACATTCGGGTTGGCAGATGCGGGGCAATATAACGATATGACAGGGCTGGGCGCACAACTACAGATGCAGGGTGCAAGCGTTCTGCCCAGCGCCGCCCAAGGCCAGCAAAATATGCAAAACACTGATATACAGAATCTTTTAAATATTGGTGGCGCACAACAGGGCTTAACCCAGCAAAGCTTAGACCTTGCCTATGACGATTTCATTAAGCAATGGCAATATCCAATGGATATGCTTGGCTTTGGCGCTGGCCTCGCTTCTGGCGTACCTACAGGAACGACTACGATTGGTAAAACGCCAAGAGACATGGGCGGTAAAATGTCTGGCGCTGGAAGCTTATTGTCAGGCGGTGCTAAGTTATTTGGCGCACCAGCAACAGGCGGTGCAAGTTTATTGTTATAAAAGAAGGTAATATAAGATGGCTGTACAAGTTAATAGACTGCCGCCAATAGGGGCGTTACAACAACGCTCTATGGCTCCGCAGATAACAGCAAGAGGCCGGCAGCTGCAAAGTTCGGCTCCACCTATTCCTAAGAGTGGTATTGGCGCTGGTATGGCAGGGCTTGGCAAGTCGTTAGGTGAAATAGCAGACACTATTAAAGAAAGTCGACAGAAAGCAAATAGACGCAAGGTTGTTGAAAGCATTGTGGCGCTGGATGAAATGGGGGAAGGTGACGCTTTTAACGCCCCAGCACCTACGCCAATGCAGGGTATGGAAAATTTCAGTGGGCCAGAATTAGATGACTCTTTAGCACCAAAAAAACAAAATATAAGCCCAGCTACGCCAAAGAAAAGCCCATTAGATGCGCTAAATATGCCTGACAGTGCTAAAGCAATATTTAAAGATTTAGTTAAAGCAGGGCAAACAGATGACGCTTATAAAATAGCCTTGTCGTTTGCTATGAAAGCACCGAAAGAATACACGCTTGGTAAAGATCAAGTGGTAACGGATAAAGACGGAAAAATTATTGCAAAAGGCCCAAGCTCTACACCTAAACCAGAAAAAAAGGTTAAGGCTTGGAATATCATAACCAAACAAGAACAGTACGCTACACCTACTGAAATAAACAATAATCCAAATTTGAAAGCGTCAGCACCGCCAGACAAAATCTCAGACATTCTAGCTGGCGAGATAAGTTCAGATATTCAACGCGGTGCGACAATGCCCCAATTAGTTGAAAAATATGGTAAAGGCGTTCTAACTGCTTACGGCAATGCACAGCTTAAATCTCAACAGCCATCGCTTTTTGATAAAGCTGGCATAACATATACTAAACCGCCAGTGGCAGATACGTTTTTTCTACCATTACCAACGTCTAGGCAACAAGAGCGCCTAGCCAAAACAACTTCTAATATGCCAATGGTAAATCAAGGAGTAGGCGAACCAGTAGTAAATCAAGGACAAATGCCTGCAGAATCTTCGGCCCAAGCGACAGCGCCAATTACTAAATCGGGAATAACCGTACTAGAATTGCCTTTAGTTCAAACAGAACAAGATAAAATAAAAATGCAAAATGCTGGGGCAATGGTAAACGAGGTAAACAGTTTAAGTAAGGATTACAGAGCGCTCGTTACAGAACATGGCCCGCAAATGTTTGGGCCAGAAGCGGAAAAAATGAGTCAGGCTCATACGTTTCTTATAATGAAGCTTAAAGACCTTATGGAGCTTGGCGTGTTAGCTGGGCCAGACTTAGACTTGCTAGAAAAACTTATCACGCCACCAGATGATAAGTCATTGAACGCTCAAGATGCTATTCCAGATTGGATTAATAATTACGATGGAACGGCAGTCATGTTATCGCAGTTAGATCAATTAGACAAAGTGGTAAAAGATAAATACAAAGCGTTTCAGCAAAATTTTGGGCCGATTGCACAACGGACAAATCCTGTAGATGTTAATGTTCCGAAACCAAAGGCTAAAGCAGATACAAGCGGTTGGCAATTAAACTTGAAGAAGGCTGATAAATAATATGGCCGAAGAAACAGTTACTTACGAAGCTGAAAAAGATGGTTTAAAAATAGATGTAACCGTTCCTGTTGGGACAGATCCATCTACCATAGCGCCCAATCTTGACAGCCTTATAGACCGCAGTACAGGTGCGCCTGTAGCCGTTAGAGAATTTGTTGGTGGGTCAAATCCAGCAGACAGATTAGCTAACTTAAAAATTGCGCTGAAGAGAGAATACGGACAAGACGTAGGCGCACAGCAAAATAATAAAGGAGAGCTGTTTTTTACAAATCCGCAAACAGGCAAGCTTACATTATATAATGAAGATAACCCAACCGTGTTAGGTGTTCCTATTCCAACGGCTGGTGATATCGCTAGTCTTGCTCCCGAAATAGCGCGAGGTGCTGGCGGTGTGATTGGCGGTGTGGCTGCAATGCCCAGCGCGGCAATATCAGGCCCAATAGGGCCAGCTTTGGGGGTTGGTTTTGGCGCTGAAGGTGGTGAGCAGCTGTATAATGTATTCAGCGAATGGTTGCGCGGAAGACAAGACTCACGCCAGCTACCGCAAAGAATGATTGATACTGTTACTGGTGTTGGGATGGACGCGGCTGGTCAAGTGGTTGGCGATGTGGCTTTTCCATTACTTAAAAAAGGCTTTCAAGGTCTTAAAAACACAACCGCTGGGCGCAAAGCGTCAGAAGTATTTGATGACTTTACAAAAGCTGGTGTGAAACCAACTGTTGGTGCTGTAAGTGGTAAAAAATGGGTGCAAGCTTTAGAAAGTTTGTTGTCGAGAACACCCGGTTCTGAAGGCAGAGTTAGAGAAGCATTAACAGAAACCTTTGATGGTCTAAAAAGTAAAGTTGGTGAAATTGCTGATGTATACAACCCACCTAAAAGGTCTCCGGGCGGTGCTGGTGTTGATAAAGAACTTACAGGACAAAGTTTACTGCGAGGCGTTAAGCAAAGCAAAAATAAATTTAAACAACGCGGTGATGAACTGTTTAATAAGTTAGATGAGTTTGTAAAACCAGACGCGCCTATAACCATAAATAATACGCAGAGGGTTTTAAATGACTTAAACCAACGCATAACCGCTTCTTCAACTGATCCAGAACAAGCAAAAAGATTGGTTGCTGTTTTAGAAGACCCATTGGTTGCACGATTTAGAAAAGCGCTGACAGAAACCGTTGACGAGGTTAGTGAGAGTGGAGCAATAATCAAAACGCCACGTCCTATTGAAGAGACACAATATAATTTAATTAAAAATTTGCGAAGTGATGTAGGTAAAAAAGCTTTCAAATCGCCACCGCCCGACAATGCGACAGAACTAAAAGAATTATACTTTGCTTTATCAAATGATATGGGTGAGGCCGCAACACGATACGGAGGGGAAAAAGGAACCGCTGCTTTTAACAGGGCTAATCGTTATTGGTCAAATTACGCAGAGCGAAATGAAAAATTTCTTGATCCATTGCTTAACGTTGAAAGTCGGCCAGCTGAGATAATTAATCGAGCATTAGCTGGCACAAAAGATGGGCATATAGCTATTCGCAAAATTAAGGCTGGTATTCCTAACGATGTTTGGGATGAGTTTGCTGGTTATAAAATAAGAGAAATGGGCCTAGCTAAAAGTGGCGGTCAAAATGTTGCCGGCGATGCTTTTAGCGTTAATACATTTTTAACTAATTGGAACAATATAAACCGTCGAGCAAAAGATGCGCTGTTTGGAACAAAAGCAGATCCACGTCGGCAAGCTTTAGACAGACTGGCGAGGGTTGGCGCTTCTTTAAAAGATAGTCAAAATATGCTGAACACCAGCAATACATCATTTTATAATAATTTATTTAATTACTTAACAGGCGCTGGTGGGTTGCTTGGTTACGGAGTTGGTCAAGATTTGGGAACGGCGGTTGCTACAGGTGCCGCTACCGCTGGTGGCACTTTAGGAGTCAACAAAGCGTTAGGCACATTAATAACCGAGCCTAAATTTATTAACTGGTTAGCTAAAGCTGGGGAGATAGTGCAGACCAATCCTACGAGATTAGTTGCACATATTAATAGACTGCCAGCAGTTGCGCTTGGTGAGGAAATTAACGAAGACGTAAAACTGGCTTTGGCTTCTTATGTTGACGCGCTTGGTTCATCAGGGGTAATCCCAGCACAATCAACAGGAGCAAATACAAACCAACAAACGCCAATGCCACAAGCCCAACCAACAGGAATGGGTACACAGCCAGCACTACAGTAGACCAGTGACCGCTGCAAATAATTGCCAGCACCAACAAGCATACAAATAATTTTATAAATTCACGCATATTAAACCTTAACAGGTAATAAGGAGATGACAATGCGTTTAACCGCTATTTTAGCGGTATTTTTTTTGTTTCAAAATTATGCCGTAGCCCAAAAAAAGGTGGGGTGTCCACCTAGGGAAATGTTAATGCAGTCATTGAAAGACGCTGACATGGTTAGTGTATGGAGCGGTTGGTCTGATAGAGGACACATCACTGAAATTTGGATGAACATGCGTGGCGAAGATACTAGATGGCTAGCAGTTGTTCATTTGCCAAGCAATTATTCCTGTGTTGTAGACCAAGGCATAAAAGGCACATTTCAACCGCAGGGTAAAGCGTCAATATGAATATGACTCCCGAAGAGCGCGACAGGCTATCCAAAGCAGAACAAGCAATTGCCGATATGCGAGAGGATATTTCCGCCATACGAAAGGATACCACACAGCTTACGAAAGCTTTAAATATGTCGCGTGGCGGCTTCTGGGTAGCGTTAAGATTCGGCGGTGTTCTTGTGCTTTTTGCTGGCGCTCTTGCGTGGCTATGGGAAGCCTTGCGCTAATCCGCAAATGTCTAACGGAGATGACACTGACGAAATAAAATCATTTCAAGCCCATAGGCTCGGCACTTGGGCAGAATTGATAGGCGCTAGTTTTTTAATCCGGCGCAAGTTTGAAGTTTTCATCCACACGGGGAGCCAATCCATATGTGACCTAGTGGCCTTCCAGCGAAGAGGGGCTGTTGGGAAGCTCGACCCTGTGTTGATAGATGTCAAGTTCGTAAACCTTGATTTAGACCGCGCTGGCCCCAAACCCCTGTCTCACGAACAGATTAGAGCAGGTGTGGTGAGGATGGTTGTCGGAGCTGACGGCGCTGTGGTATGCGAATGGGATTTAAACACGAAAGGCAGAAATAGGAGTTCAAATGAACATACTGGCAAAGCTGGGGCCAAGTTATCGGTCACCACCAACACCGCAAAAGACAACTAATATCTGGGCTGAGGTTGACGGCGATACTGTTGTTGTAAAGACAGAAAGTAGTGCGTTGGTTTTTAACGAGCGACAAGCAGAAGAAATAATACACGTAATTCATGCTAATCTGAAAAAACTTAAAAGGAAAAAAAATGAATTTAATATGTAACTTGTGGCTTGATTTGAAGGATTGGTGGAAGCGTCAAACACGAACAAGCAAAATTCTGTGCATAGGGGTTGCCGGGTTTCTGATTCTTGCTGGTATAAGCGAACTAGTTAAATAATAGGATTTGGGATATGACGCCAATTAAGGATGCTGATTTAGACCACGACGGGATTGTAACAGCAGAAGAATTAGAAGCAGTTGACCAGCATAATAAAATAGAAATACAGACCCGCATTACTGTAACAAGCTTCATTTGCATGGTAATCGTAGCGGCTATTCTTATTAGCGGTGTAATTCCAGAACAAAGAATAACTGCGCTTAATCCATTGTTAAGCACATTAATGCTAGCATTTGCTGGAATTATAGGTGCTTATTTTGGAATGACAGGATGGATGAGTAAAAAGTGATTAATTTGTTAGGCTCATTAGTTCAGCCAGTAACAGGATTGCTTGATAAATTTATTGAAGACAAAGACCAGAAAAACCAACTGGCGCATGAAATAAGCACAATGGCTGAACGCCATGCGCAAGAGTTAGCTAAAGGCCAGCTTGAAATAAATAAAGCAGAAGCGCAAAGCAGAAATGTTTTTGTTGCTGGCTGGCGGCCATTTATTGGGTGGGTTTGCGGCGTTGCAATGGCCTATAATTATGTGGTTCAACCAATTTTAATTTTTACGTTGGCGCAATTTGATTACCTTGTTGCACTCCCGGCACTTGACCTTGGGGAAATGATGCCCGTCTTGATGGGTATGCTCGGTTTGGGTTCGCTAAGAAGTTTCGAGAAATATAAAGGCATTGCTAAATGACAGATATAACAAGCGGTTTTATCGAAAGACTATCTGAGCGTTTAGAACAAGAGGAAGGTTGCGAACTTTTTTTATATGACTGCCCTGCTGGATACAAAACTTTAGGCATAGGTCGAAACGTAGAAAGTAGGGGCATTACAAAAGCCGAAGCCTTGACGATGTTAAAAACTGATATAAATATTGTTATTTCCGAATTAGACGATGCTTTTCCTTGGTGGAACGATCTAAGCGAAAACAGGAAAATAGCGTTAGCTGATTTAGCGTTTAATTTAGGGATGCCAAAATTAAAAGCGTTTAAAAAATGTTTGCGGTATTTAGAGGAAGGTGATTACGCAAACAGCGCAATAGAGTTATTAGATAGTAATTACGCAAAGCAAGTTAGCAATAGGGCAAATAGAAACGCAGAGTTAATCCGTGAGGGATAAAATGGCTGACGCAACATTACTAGATATTTTCAATGCTATTTGGCCTGTGTTGGTAGCCGTGACGGCGGCAATTGTTTTATTTGCCAAGGCTTTTAACCGCTTGGACGTATTAGAGGAAAAGGTGAAAGTTTTGTTTAGTCTTTGGAATGAGCGAGATAAAAAATGATTTATGTTTATCTTATATCGTGAATTACCACAGACGCTATTATGGCAGAAAGGCATATAAAATGACTGAAGAAAAAAAATGTGCGTGTGATAGCTGTGTAGAGTGTGGGTGCGATCCAGAAGTTTGTAGATGCGACTGCCACACTAAACAGACGGGCGTGGACGAGGAATAGGGGGCGAAACGTAATATTTGATTTTTAGCGGATAACACGCTTGATCCTCGATTCGCACACTGCGCTCTGTTATCACATGGTCAGGAACCGCTTGCAAAAAATGCTGGATTTTTTCAACACATTCCAGACGATCCAGAAACCTGTCCCCCAGCGTAAAGCGCTTTTCTTCTCTGATTTCCGGCACAGCCATATTTGCAATAAAGCTGATAATTACCGCCGCCTTGTAAAGTGTTGTTTCCACCAAAATCATTACTTCACCCTCCTTAAATTGAACCACGGCTCTGGCTTGCTGGGCCTTACTTTCTTCTTGCCCCAAATTTGAAAATGACCGCGCCTTGGCATCCTTTTGGTTATCATAAAATGTGTGCCAGCGTCACTAAACCCACGGTATTTTTGCAACCGTCTATTGTATTCGGGTAGCCAGCCATCCTCTCCCACTTTTTTACTGTCAGCTACTATTTCCCAGCCGTTGTTTTGTTTCATATCATAAGGCAACCGAAATTTGCACAAGGCCGTCAGCGATAGCCAAACCTAAAAAACTTAGCAAACAGACGATTACCAGCAGTTGAACCCCTGTCATCTTCTTTACTCCTCTCCATATTCTTTAAGGTTAAAAGAAAATAATTAACTGCGTCTAACTCCTCTCTGTTTAATGGTAGCAAGTTTTTTACAATTTTAAAAATCGAAATCATCGTCGGTTTCTATTTTTTTTATGCTTGGCGCAATTGGCGCTTGATACTCCCCATCTGGCGAGTCTTTTCTGCCCCCAAGCATTGTTAACTCCCCCCTGTATTTTTGCAAGACTATTTCAGTAATGTATCGATTCTCGCCGTCTTTGTCGTAACTGCGTGTTTGCAGTTGGCCCTCGATGTAGACAGTTGAGCCTTTTTGCAAAAATCTCTCTGCTACACCTACAAGACCTTCATTATATATAACAACTTTATGCCATTCCGTTTTTGTTTTTCGTTCGCCGGATTGTTTGTCTTTCCAAGACTCGCTAGTGGCAATGTTGAGGTTGCACACCTTTCCCCATTCTGATTCTCTAACCTCTGGATCACGTCCCAAATTCCCTACTAAAATTACCTTATTGATACTTCCTGCCATTTATTTACCCTTTCGTTTTTTGGTTAAAATTCGGTTTCTGCTTTCCGATATAAGTCGGATAAGCGCTTCTTTATTTATTTTGTCGTTAGGCAGATTTTTTACAGCCCATTTGAGTGCTTCTGTAGCCACAGCATTAAAACCCTTAATTGTGCTTGCTTGAGCAATTTGCCCTTTGAGCTTTAATAATTCTTTAACTTGCGTGTCATTCATTTTTTTTACTTGTCCATAACGTATTATATACGGCGGTTAATTCGTCTTTATCTTCTTGCGTCAAAGATTCCAATTCCACCATCTGTTTAATTGCCTGTCTGTTTGCTTTTAAGACTTCAAGGCTTTCTGCTTTTTCTAATTTGTTAACTAGCATAGCTAATATTTTTTTGCTTGCTTTGTTTTTTGTTGCAGACAATGGTGTGACATTACTAGACGGCGCTTCTGGTTGTTCTTCTGTTAATGGTATTTCACTGTCGGCATAGAAAAACCCCTGCAAATTGAGTGCTTCTAATATGGCTCGATCCAAAGCCCTTTTGTACGCCATCATTACGGGATAAGCGTTTTTATTATTTTTTGGATCAGCTTCCGCGCAACTACAAAATTGTTGGCCTTCTGCATTTTCTACAAACAGAAAACACGTAGCCTTATTTAATTCTGGGTAGAATTTTATATCTACGCTACTTGGGTTTGGTTTAATTTTTTGCAAACCAGCAATTTGCTTCAAATACTTGTGCTTGATAATTCTCATGCCACTTTGTTTGTGAAGCCATACAGCGTCGTTAAAATCGCTGTCAGATGGTAAAAACTCGCGTAGCCGTTTATCGCTACTTTCTAACGGTGTGTTCTTTGCCATTAATCGTTCTCCAAAAGTTTAACACGGCGTTGACCGCCCCCGGTTCTATACACCCTTACGGTGTCGTTAAATATTTCTTTATCATCGTCTTTTAATTTACCTTTAAGCTGCGCATCTATAGTGCTGAAAGCCTTATAGCTGTCTTTGTAACGCACCCACTGCGCCGCTAATTCGCAAAACTCGTTGTCCTGGTGCATCTGTCGCGTTTGATGAGGCACAACTTTAGGGATGTTTATTTTCGGCTGCCAGTCTGCATCTGGCGGTTCATCGTTTATTACGTGCTGGTAAAACCCTCGGTACAATGACAGCAAGCTTTGCTGTGTGTCTGGCTCTGCCGGAATAGGTATAACATCCCATTTGTTGTTGCCAAAAAACACTGACAGTTCTGATTGTGTCACTGGCACTCCGAAAGAGGCTTGCGCCACAAGCATTTGCATCTGCATCTGTGCAGAATACGTGTCAATCAACTCTTCTTTGTTGCTCCACTTTCTTTCGTTTGTGTGCTTAAAATCAACCAGCACAATAGCGCCAGCTTCGCTAATTCGCCATTGATCAGGGTGGGTCAGCAACCACGGATAGTCAGGGTGCTGAGTTTCCAATTCGGATTTGTCACGCCACGTTTTACGCCACGCGTCATTGTCAGCAAATTCGTACCCTGTCATCATTTCATAATAACGTTGATTGAGGCTTTCTGTGTGGCTACCCATCAACACGTTGAGTTTGGTCGACAAGTCTTCTGGCTCTTTTCTCCCCGTGTATTCAAGCCAAGCTTCCATTAAACCATTTTTCATATTGATCAATTTGTAGGCAAGAGAAGCACCCAGATAGATGTTGTTTTTTGACGCTACTCTATCGCTTGGTTGGCGCATTTATCTTTCCCCATAGCTTTTTGAAACGCTTTGACTCTCTTTTCAAACCAACTAGCCTCAAACATTCCATTGTGATTGTTTCGTAATGGCCTAGCGGATACGGCTTACTGTTGATTTTATCTATAGTCGTTTGAGGCAATTCCATTTCACCTGCTTGCTTATCTGACATAACTTTCTCCAAAATTTTTTATCATCTTACTTTACTTTTAGTAACATATCAAGTTATAACGATTTTATGGATATTAAATTGGCCCGAAAAATTATCGACGCACTTGGGGGTGTTTCATTAGTTGCAGAGATGATAGGCGTTACGCCTTCTGCTGTTACACACTGGAAAAATCGCGGTTTACCCACAAACATTAGAACGCGGAAAAGGCTAGAAAAATTGCTAGTGCAAAAAGTTAAAGATGCTGACGCTTATATAGATGAGCTGTGGCATGGTTAAAAGTCGCGCCGCAAGACTTGGCTACGCTGATGAGATGAAGGTACGTGACCAGCTAATTAAATTTGGGATTGAGGCTGTTCGTGTTGACAGACGGCTGGGTCAATTAGGCGCAGATCAATCTTGCGATTTATTACTGAAGTATCCCAATGGAAAAGAAAAGCCATTAGAGCAGAAACGTGTGAAGGGTGGTTTTAAAACTATTCGTAAATGGCTAGAGGGTGCGCCAGAAGGATCGTTGCTGACGGTGACAGAACCAAACAAGCCAACGCTGATTATTTCAACTTTAGACACGCATGGGGAGTTAATAAAATGATACTGCCGACTATTCGTGACTTACGGCTGCCACCGAGCGAAAAGTTGACGCTGTTAATTCTGGCAAGCCATCTGCCTAACGTGTTCCCTTCGATTGACACACTAACCGAAGAAACAGGGTTAAGCCGGGCCACTCTCCACAGGTGTTTACAAAGTTTAAAAAGACGAAATTATATAGCTTGGGAAAAGACAGGGCGAAGCTCAAGTTACACAATTACCCTGCCTATGGATGATGGTAGAAGTCTCACTGTGAGACATCAGAAGTCTCATGGTGAGATAACAGATGTGTCACAGCTATACTCTAAGAATACAAGTAAGAATACAAGTAAGAATATAAATAGTGTTAACGAAAAAATGCACGAAGAGTTTGAGCAATTCTACAGTAAGTACCCCAACAAAAAGGGGGACAAAAATTCTGCTAGACAACGGTTTGTGAAAACACGAAAAAAAGGCACAACCCCAGAAAAAATTATTGGTGACTTGCAAGCCTATATTAGAACCAAACCAGAGTGGCAAAGCTTCGCTCATTGTGCAACATGGCTGAAGCAGATGATGGACGGCGATAAATGGCGCAATGACGTTTACGACAATGTTGAAAAGACGAGTGCCGTTAAAAGGTTGCAAGCACAATGGTTAAAGTACGGCAATATCGGCAAACAGCCGTGGGCAACTGATCAGACACGATTACAGGAAGAGCGGCTAATCCAACAAGCTTTTTACGAGGCAACCGACAACGAAAAGACGATGCTGATAGACCAAGCACCAGAAGGCGCAAAAATTCCAGGCAATGTCGTGCAGATAAAAGCAAAAACAAAAATGAGGGTAGTGCAATGCGATTAAACATTTTCCCAAAACACGGCGGTCAACCGTTACGGCTGCAAATATTTATCCACGGGCAGGTAAAGCCTATGATCGACTACGCGATGGATGATAAAAAGACGGCGTGGCTTGTTAGCAAATTAGCGGAACAATTATCCTTGGAGCCACACACCTCGCTAAATCAAGCTGTCAATGCACGTTACAAAGATGCTGACGTATTTGCACAGATCAAAGAATTTGTAGCGCAAGAATTTGATTTAGGTTCAGATTGTTTTAACGGTCGCAAACGAACCAGTGATGTGGCAACGCCACGACACGTCGTTATGTATTTAGCGGATAAACATTGCAGAAGCTTTAGCGTGTCGCAAATCGGAAGGATGCTAGAGCGAGACCACACGACTATAATTTACGGGATTAAAGCGGTAAAAGATAAAATACTGCAAGACAGCGCTTTTGGAGAGCGCTTGGAAATCATTGAAGAAAATTTACATTCTTGGATGCTTCGCCGGGAAAGTGTTTTTCTGGAAAAATACGATGACTAATGAGTAACCAGTATACAACGAGCAATTTCAACAGAAGAGAATTGGATCATTACCCCACAGTCGATGATAGGTGTATCAAAAGCTTGCTTGACGCTTACCCTGACATCCCAATGCCAGCCCTTGACCCTTTCTGCAATGCAAATGAGCCAACAAGATTATACCCAGCGGAAAACGGCACACTTAGGGATGTTAAAGGGCGTTTTGCAAGCATAATTACTAATCCACCATATCAGAAAAAATTAGTGGATCAGTTAATGAGAGGCGTCATAGATGCAGTTAAGGACGGTGACATACAAGTAGCCGCCGCACTTATGCGTATAAGCTGGGATTGTGCCAAGACCAGAGCCAGCTATTGGCATTGGCCTTTTGCTTGCAGCCTTCGTCTGCAGTATCGACCTTATTGGTCAGAAGAACCAGCCACGGCAAGCCCTATTCATAATTACCAATGGCTTATTTTTGACAGGAGAATACCCCATGAAAAAGAACCCGTTGTACGATACCACAACGGAGTCACTAATGAGTAAAAAGAAAGAAGCATTAGAGCCGCAAGAGTTACGAGAAACGCCAGAGAGAAGCCAACATAGTCCAGTTGATGATGTAGCGTTTAAACCTAAAGGCGGCAAGGCGGTGCAGACTGTTCGCCGTGTGAGGTATGAACACCCATTGGATGTAATGTTGCATCGAAGCTTGCTGACTGACAAACAATACGAAGCTGGCAACCTTTTTCGGCAACACTATTATAGGTCTGTAAATCAAAACAGGGTCACAGCGAGATATGGCGCAAGTGCGGGAGTAGGCGGCGGAGTAGATGATGAAGTCTATTCGAGGGAGCAAGTGCGTGACGTATTGGGGCGTCTAACTTTGCGGCAAGCATCTGTGCTAATCGGCGTGTGTGGGCATGGGGAGTTTGCAACCACGTGGGCGCATAAGCTTAATTGGTCGCCGTCGAAAGAAACGCCAGTGTCATTGTTACGTCAGGCTTTAGATGAGGCGGCAAGCCTATGGAAGCTTTAACCATTCGTCACGCTTCTCCGCGCTCATTAATTCTAATGCGTGAATTAACGCTGTATATCGTTTGTTTTCGGTCTTCATACCATTTTGCAAAGCACGTAGCGATACACCTATTTTTGCACTGAAATCTTTTTGCGGAATCTGCATATCCCGCAACCTCTTGCCGTATTGGTGCATTTAACTCTCCATTGTTTTTTATCTTTATAGATTAAAATAAAAAAAAAGTGCAATAAAGTACAGAAAAACCTTTTGATACGTATAAAAGTGTATTATACTTCTTGAATTGTTACTTACTTTGGAGAAGATAATGAACACAGTAGGATATAACCCCAGTGAAAGCGCCGCAGAAAAACTTACACAATTAGAAATCGCGCTCGACGCTTTGTGTAAGGTTGCTAAGAGAGACATTTTTGTAGCTTACCCACACGACAACGATGCTATAGCACCTTACTTAATTGAGGAAATCAAAAAGACAGTAGAACTTTTATAAACAAGGGGGGGGCTATGCCCCCCTCAAATCTTTGGAGAAGAAAATGGAAAACATATTTGATCTTTTTACATCAGCTAATGAATTAGTGGCTATTGAGTCAGATTTGAAAAAACTGGTGCAGCGCAAACGCGAAATACACGCTGAATTTAAAGCTCGTGGTAAAGATGTAAATATCATTGGTAGCAAGGCTACGATCGAAGTGCGCACCCACCAACGCAAAGTGGTTGATAACAAAGAGATTCATAAACACGTGTCACGTCAGTTGCTTAGAGCGCACACGACGAAAAAAGACATTACGAGCGTTAACATTAAACCGTTGGCCGACAGTATGACTGTTGTTAATGAATTAACATATAAACACCACCTGTCAAACGAAGTTATTCAACAAGCAATAAATTCGGGTGTGACGTTTACAAAAAAGGGGTTGGTATAATGAAATTCAAAATGCCAAAACACGCTTATGGCAAGAAGCCCCCAAAAACGTTAAAAGGCGCAACCTTTATGTGGGTACATTTACAGGACGAACTGCCACGAATCGGTTGTGGTCATCGCACTGTTTGGGCCAAAGCCGGAACGAAATGGACACACATTTGCGACACAATGGGCAACAGAGCGAAGTTGCTAAATGCACAGTTTAACCAAATTGCGAAAAGGTAGGGAGAATAATAATGGCTAAGTGGCGTTTATTAAGTGAAATCATTGGTGGGTTGATCGTATTGATCGGCCTACCATCTCTTATGTTTTTCTACGGTGTAGCTTTTGGGCTAGTGCAATGATCGCCCCAACATTGCGGCAGACTTGCCGATACAATGCAAGGCGCAAGGCATTAGAAGATGCGCTGGCGCTGTTGCAGCAGCTAAGTGATCACCTTGTGGAAGCAGATAAAGATTTCGGTAATGTAACCAATGCCTTTAACTTTGCACGTGAGGATTTAGCTAATAGCCGACAGGAGCTAGAGATTGAATATGAAGAGTTAAAATATTTAGATTGGGGGGATGAAACATGAGTTACGGCAAGGCAACTATCTACACTGTTACGTGGAGTGATCAAGTTATGGAACGAAACCGTGCGTTCTTCACAAATAGGAAAAAAGCACAACGTCACTTCAAGATGCTGAAGCGTGAGGCACAGGAAGGTGAAGACATCAGCTACATCATGTTTGGAAAACATGAGTTGGAAAACAGAACGTTGAATGGCTGGTGTGGATTTCTTAACGGCCTAGTTTTGTCAGGACACGGTGATGTACTGGAATTACGACCAGCAAGCTTAGTGGAGTATGAGCAATGAATGAGCAAGATAAACACTGGTATAAAATTATGCGAAGAAACCAAGAAGCGTGGTGGGCAAATGATCCTGCTGCACAAATGGATTTAGAAGATATGATTGAGGAAGAAATAAAAAGCCATGAAAGCAAAGCCAAAGAATGATTATGAAGCGCTGGTGCTTGCTTTAAGGTTAGCGGTTACAGCTCCGACCGAGGAAAAGTCTAAACAGTGTTTGGCTATGGCAGAAGAATTTGCGTCGAAGCTAAATGATCTTGAGGTAGCGCGAGCAAAACGCGAAGCAGAAAAAAGCCTAGATAAAGAGAAATAAATTTACCGCCCATTATACAAACGATTTCTTTAACGAACACATACAACATATAGTGCAGAAAGTGGGTTGACGTACTAAAAAGTCGAGTTTATTCTGCAAATCACTGTTAGAGTTCTGCCTTAAGTGGGTTTTTTTCAAAAAACATAGTTTTCCTTTATCTTTGCTAGTTTCAAGGAAAACTATAGTAGCAATAAAAAACTTCTCCAAAAGTTATTTTTCTCCTTCCCCCTTGGCAGCTCTAACAGTACAAGCAAAAACGGTCTGACATAACCGTATTCACTCCCTATAGGCGGTTGGTAGCCACCCTCTGCCAATCGCCACCTTTAAGGACACTTATGAAATTTGCGGATTATTTTAAAGAACCAGAAATAGGCAATGGAAACGTTTCCGTATGGAGGCACCATGACGGATCCTATTTCGTTATAGAAATCACTCGCTTTGCGTCAGACGACAAAGAAACCGCACGTCAATATGCTTGCATGTTAGCCGGTGACCCAAACTATCAAATTTCTGATCAGCTTCAGTATACATTGCATTAATGAGAAATTTCCCGACTATAAAAAAGAAAAATGTATCAGAGCTAATTCCATACGTTAATAACGCTAGAACACATAATGAGGCACAAGTAAAACAGATTGCCTCAAGCATTGCAGAATACGGCTTTACCAACCCTATCCTGATAGACGATAAAGGCGGTATAATAGCTGGTCATGGTCGTTTAGAGGCCGCAAGACTATTAAACTACGATGCAGTGCCTACGATCACGCTAGAGGGGCTTACAGAGGCGCAAAAGAAAGCATATATTATTATAGATAACAACTTAGCTTTAAACGCTAGTTGGGATTTTTCTTTATTAGGTACAGAAATAGAGCGGCTAAAAGAATTAGAATTTGACTTGGATTTAATTGGTTTTAGTGAACATGAGCTTTCTATTTTTTTAGACCCCGAAGGATTAGATAGTAATTTTGACATGGAGGGGGTTAAAGAATTAGAAGAGGAAGATTTTAGTAATTTTGATCATAAGTGTCCTCGCTGCGGCTTTGAATTTGATGACAAAAAATAATATCCCGTGGAATCTTTCCGATATTTCTGGAATTAAGAAAAATGGTTTAAATGTATTTTCTTGCTTCCATTGTGGAGGCGGTTCTTCAATGGGATACAAACTTGCTGGCTTCAATGTTCTTGGTGGCGTTGAAATAGATAAAGAAATGATGGAGCTATATAGAGAGAACCATAAACCAAAATACAGCTATTTAATGGGGATTCAGGATTTTAATAATCTTCCAATAAAAGAAATTCCTGATGAAGTTAAAAAATTAGACATTCTTGATGGCTCACCTCCCTGCTCAGTTTTTAGCATGGCTGGGAAAAGAGAGAAAAAGTGGGGAAAAGAAAATTTTTTTAGAGAGGGCCAAAAGAAACAAAGATTAGATGACCTTTTTTATCACTTTATAGAGGCTGGAAAAAGATTACAGCCAAAGGTTATTATTGCTGAAAATGTAAAAGGTTTATTGGCTGGCAATGCTCGGGGTTATGTTAAAGAGATTTTTACATACTTCCGAGAAGCCGGATATAGTTGCCAGCTTTTTCTTTTTAATGCTTCAAAGATGGGGGTGCCTCAGGCAAGAGAAAGAACTTTTTTTATAGCTAGAAGAAATGATTTAGATTTTCCGCCTTTAAAGCCAGAATTTAACGAGCGGCCTATATCAGTAGGAGAAGCCTTTCTTGGAATAAAAAATCACGGTGTAATTAACACGATGGGACCTGCAGCAGAAAAGCTGTGGTCTAAAGTGAAAACGGGAGATTCTTTTGCAAAAGCTCATCACAAAGGACACTTTTTTACCTGGACAAAAATAAATCCTAAAAAGCCATCTCCAACTGTAATTGCAAAATCTGGTCTTTGTCATTGGGAAGAATGTAGAAAGTTAAGCCAAGGAGAAATAACAAGGCTTCAGACTTTTCCAGATGATTATAATTTTTTAAATTCTGATCCTTGCTATGTAATGGGAATGAGTGTTCCGCCATTTATGACTAAGCGGGTGGGGAAGGCTGTAGCCGAGCAATGGCTGCTTGCTTAAAGAAAAGAGGTAATTGTGATGGTTGGCAGAAAAGCGCATACCCCATCGGCTGAACAAAGAAAAACAGTCGAGGCAATGTCTGCTTATGGAATACCGCAAGAGGATATTGCAAGCGTTATTGGAATAGACAGTAAAACGCTGCGCAAATATTACTCAGAAGAACTAGCTGTTGCTAAAGCGAAAGCAAACGCAAAAGTTGCAGAGAACCTTTTTAGAAAAGCTACAGGCGATGGACCACAGTCAGTAAGCGCTGCCATTTTTTGGTTGAAAACAAGAGGACAATGGAAAGAAACTAACTATCACGAAATAGAGGCGAATGTTAACAGCTCAATCTATGAATGGATCACAGGAGCATTGGAAACAACTGGGGGAACAGTGGAGGATCAGCCCGACTCAGTTCGTACAGCAAGCTCTACAGGTAACACCGGAAAAGTGGCAAGCGGAGGCGCTGACAGCACTATGCACTGAGGATAGAATAGCCTGTAGATCAGGGCATGGAGTAGGCAAGTCGGCTTTTTCAGCTTGGACTATACTATGGTGGATGTATACAAAATGCCCTAGTAAAGTGGCTGTGACTGCTCCAACCTCTCACCAGTTGCAAGACATCTTGTGGTCTGAATTAGCAACGTGGCATCGTAAAATGCCCGATTTTTTACAAGACCTATTTGAACTAACAGCCACAAAGTTTTATCTGAAAGAAAAGCCTGATTTAGCTTTTGCTGTGCCACGTGTAAGCCGTCCAGAAAAACCAGAGGCGTTTCAGGGCTTTCATTCAGAAAATATGCTTTTTATTATCGACGAAGCATCAGGTGTAGACGAAGTTATCTTCGAGGTTGGTCAAGGCGCTATGTCTACTAAAGGTGCCAAGACGCTAATGGTAGGAAACCCAACTAGAACTGACGGTTATTTTTTTGACGCTTTTCATTCTCAACGAGCAAATTGGTGGACAAAGCGCATAAGCTGTTCCGAAAGCACTCGCGTTGATCCTAAATTCATTGAAGAGATGAAGAGCAAATACGGCGCTGACTCTGCTATATTTGCTGTGCGTGTTTTGGGCGATTTTCCAGAGCAGTCGGATGATGCAATAATATCGTTAGCATTGTGCGAGTCAGCAATACGAAGAGATGTTGAGCCATTAGAGGGCTTGCCTACATGGGGTTTAGACGTGGCAAGGTTTGGTGATGACGCAACTGCATTAGCAAAGCGTCAAAGGAATGTAATGTTAGAGCCAGTTAAAAGCTGGCGCAATAAATCAGTTACACAAGTGGCTGGCATAGTGATAGACGAATACTTGCAAACGGCGTCATCAGAGCGCCCAGCAAAGATATTGATTGACTCAATAGGTGTAGGCAGTGGCGTGGTGGACATACTGCAAGATGAAGACTTGCCAGCTATTGGGATTAACGTGGCAGAAAGCCCAAGTGTAAGAGCCAGATATATGAGGCTACGTGATGAGTTGTGGTTCAAAGGCCGTGAATGGTTAGAGGCCAGAGACTGTAAGATGGTCGATGACCCGGATTTAATTGGTGAGCTGACAGCCCCACGTTATGCAATGACAGCAAGCGGCAAAATACAAGTCGAACCCAAAGATAAAACAAAGCAGCGTTTGGGTGGCTCACCAGACTTGGCAGACGCATTTTTGCTTACTTTTGCATCGCCTGATCACCGCCATGCGGAAGATCATTACTACGAAACCGACTATTACGAGGATAGTTAAATGGCATATGGGAAAAAACACTCCAAAGGTAAGAAAAAGAAATGACAACCATTTCATTTAAGTCGCTTGTGTTAGAGGCTGACAGAGATTTCTACGAAAAAGCTTACTACCCTTGGGTATACAAGTTTGGCAAGCCGTCAGACACATTCAGCGCGGATCAATCTGGGCGCTATTTTGTGCAAGGTGAGCCACGTGCAGGGCAAAAGTATGGATGGAAATGATAACGTCACGATTTATCGTGATGTAGCTGGCGTACCCACGCCAACCGAAATGAATATGGCGTCAAGGGCGGCGTCACAGCTTGACAAACACTATAAGGGCTACAGATGGCAAGTAGCAGTGCGTGGCGCTGTCGCTATCGTGCGTAACCCAGCATTGAGCGCAGACATGGGTTATTTTATAAATTTGAACGATCCTAGCGTCACATTTGAGGATGCTATTATGAGGGCTGGCGGTGAAATACTAGAGCGCCATAATTTGCGTCGGGGCAATGTAGATTTAACGTCTTATGCTGAAGAAGCCAGCAAGAGTCCTTGGTAGGGAAGAAAAAATGCGTATTACAGACGGTTCAGCCGACTCAAAGCTTATGGATTATGAGGTAGACGATAATGGCGAAGGGGTATCGCCAGAAGACAATACTGATTGGCTGGAACTAAGCCGTGGGTGTTACGACAATGCTGTTGATTACGTGCAAGCCGCCCACAGGGATGATTGGGAGCGAAACCTAAATCTGTTTAATAACGAACATCCTTCTGGCTCAAAATACAATTCTGACGCATTTAAACGCCGTTCACGGCTCTTTAGACCAAAAGTCAGGTCTTATGTGCGGAAGAATGAAGCAGTTACTGCACAAGCGTTTTTCAGCACCAATGACGTGGTCAATATATCGCCACAAAACGACAATGACCCTAACCAGTTGGCGTCAGCCGGGATTATGCAGGAGTTGCTGAACTACCGGCTGCAAAAGACCATTCCTTGGTTTAGATTTTTAATAGGCGCAAGACAGACAGCCGACATTTACGGAATAACCGCTTGTAAAATCTATTGGCATTACGCAGAGGCCGAAGACGGCAAAGAAGTTGCAACTGACGAAAATGATATGCCGATTATTAAAGAGGACGGCAATTTAGACGTTCAGCCTAAAATGGCAGTCATTAAAGATGAGCCTGTCATCGAGCCAATAGAACCAGAAAATGTTTTATTTGACCCAGCGGCTGATTGGTTAGACCCTGTTGGCAGTAGTCCGTATCTTATAATCAGACGGCCTATGTTTGCAATTGACGTTAAGCAGATGATGGTTGATGCTGACCCTAAAACAGGCCAGCCAGCATGGAAAGAGCTTGACGATGCAACACTACAGCAAGGCAGGGAAGAAGACGCCGCCGACCTAGACGATGCACGTAATATGTTTGACGGGCCAAGCCGACGTGACACAGATGCGCCAATTGATGATTACGAGGTGGTTTTTGTTCACGAAAACTTTGTAAAGCGAGGGGATCAAGACTACCACTACTACACGCTGGCAACTGCAGCCATGCTAACTGATCCAACCCCCGTTGGGGAAGTGTATCTGCACTGCAAAAACGGCAATAGGCCAGTGGTTGTAGGTTATTCAAATATTGAAGCGTTCAAGCCATATCCATCAAGCCGTGTGGAAATGCTGGGGCCACTACAGCAAGAGTCAAACGACTTGGCAAACCTACGCATGGACGCACTGAAATTCAGCTTAACGCCAATGGTTAAAGTGAGGCGAGGCAACAAGGCGCTTGTCCCGGCATTGGTAAACAGGTCACCGGGTAAAGTTATCACAATGGATGACCCGGGAACCGACGTGGTTGAGATGTCTCCACCGCCAGTTAACAGTCAGGCTTATGCAGAGCAAGACAGGATAAACCTAGATTTTGACGAACTGGCTGGCAACTTTAACAACAGCAGTATTCAGTCTAATCGTCGCATGAATGAAACGGTTGGCGGTATGGCAATGCTGTCAGGCCAGAGCAACACGCTAATGGAATATGACTTGCGCGTATTCAGCGAGTCGTTTGTTGAACCTGTATTGCGTCAGATGGTGCATTTAGAACAGGCATATGAGACTGACAGTGTTGTGTTAGCATTGGCGGCTGAAAAGGCAGACTTGTTTCAGAAGTATGGCATCAACCAAATCACTGACGATTTGTTGCAAGGCGAACTAACGGTAAATGTAAACGTAGGCATTGGTGGCACAGACCCATTAATGCAAGGTCGCAAGTTTGCGCTTGCTATGCAAACGTTTGGTCAGCTTGTATCGCCACTGGTGCAACTGTATGGGCCTAATGTGTTAGAAACGTCAGGCGTGGAAGCAATAGCGTCAGAGATATTTGGCAAAGCTGGATACAAAGACGGTCAACGGTTCTTGAACTTTAAAGACGGTCAGGGCGAAGACCCACGCATACAACAGCTACAAGCGCAGTTGGGCCAGATGGGTCAGATTATCCAACAGCTACAGGGCCAAGTGAAAGACAAGAACATAGACCGACAGCTTAAACTTGCAGAAGCGCAGATGAAGGGTCAGATGGACGCACAGAAAGCGCAAATGGATGTTGAGGGCAAGGCCGCCCTTGCGGAGCAGGGATTTAAGCTTGATCTAGCCAGAGCGCGATTAATGCCTAATGCAAGCAATGTGAATGTAATGTAATGGTTGATTTACCTCCTGTTGCCAGTGTGCAACCAAGACAATTAGTAGCCTATGACAACGCTGGGCAAGTGCCAGTGGCGCAACCGCAAGGCGGTGGTGAGTTAGCGCCATTATTGCAAGCAGTTATGCAAGGCGCGCAAGGCGTTGGGCAAGGAATGTTGCAGGGGATGGATCCTAAATATATGTTAAGACAACGAGAAAGGGCGCTAGACCCAGTGGAAAGCCAAAGTATGTCAAATTTAGAACGGCTTTTTGCAATCTTTCCGGGGGTAGACGCAGTGGGGCCGGGGGCTTTTGCAAAAATACCTGCCGGGGCATTAGGCGCGAATGCTTTGCGTAGGCAAGCGTCTTCTAAAGCGCCCCATCTAAGGAACTCACGGCCTGACTACACTGGGCCAGCAGGGTCAAAGCCAGAGTATTTAGGCGCGGCTCCTGACCGCACTGAGTGGACATATTTGAGGTATTCCCCAAAGAAAATTCCGGCGCGAACCCAAAACGCTATTGACAACATTAGGGCTAACAAAGGGGGCGTCAAAGACGAACTAATTAGAGACATAAAGGCAGGCCAAGAACTAGGCGGTTCGGATTGGTATAACACGGAAGAATTGCGCGATTGGTTTATTGAGGCGCATGGAGCGACAGAAGGCCATAAGCAGTGGGCAGAATTTATGGATTTAATGGGCGCAACGTCTACAGGCAATAAGGTGCCGTCAAATATTGGCGTGGCAAGTTATTATAGGCATAAGGGTGAAGATTGGTTTAAAGATAATTACGATGCGCTTGTAAGTGGTGACCTTAAACCAATAGAAGGTTATGGTCATAAAATGCAAGGAAACCATGCAAAGAATGTTGCAAGGCTTGGGGCAGACGAATGGGTTCCCATGCCAGACGCCAAGTCTCCAGCTTCAGCGAATTGGACGCAAAACCCTAAACCTAAAGGGTTTTCTCAATCCTTAAAAGGGGGTGGAACAAACATAGCGGCAGATTTGCATTTTACACGTTACATGGCGATGGCAGACGGTTCGCCTGAGTGGTTGTCAACAGGCTCAGAGATAAGCCAGCAATTAGCTGACAGGTTAACAAAACTATACGGGGCAAAAACCGTAAACAAATATATAACATTGCCAAACACCAAAAAAGGCAAGCCAAAATTTAACGCAAAAAAAGCGATCAAAAGCGGCGATATTAAGTTTGACGATATAAAAAATGAGCCTACGGTGTACGTTGGTATGCCAGCAGACGCCGAATATAAGGCGTTTGAAGATTTAATGAACGAAATAGGCGCAGAGTTAGGAATGACGGGGCCACAAGTGCAGGCAAACCTTTGGATGGGTGGGGCGCAACGAACTGGCGTTGATGATACGAGCCAAGGCACATTTATGCAACTTTTCCGCAACCGCGCAGACGAAACAGCAAAGAAAACAGGAAAAACGCGACAGGAAGTTATAGAAAATTTCATTAAAAACCGTGACTTGATGGCGGTTAGTGGCCCACCTATATATTCCCCGTTGTCTAGCGATGAATATACGATGTACGAACCTCCAGAAGAATTTTCCTCAGTTCCCGTGCGCCCGAATAGCTACCCTAACTATATGACTCCACAGGCGCCAGAGTTAGACGCTAACCCATTGTCATCAATACCGCCTAATATGGTTTGATGACATCAGACGAAGATGTGCTGGGCCTTGCAAGATTAGGCGCAGATATAGAAGCAGAGTTAGAGACACCGTTATTTAAGTATGTGCTTGGGCGCATGGTAGAGCGTGTTGACGAGTTAAAGGAAAAGCTGGTTGACCTATGCCCAGATCAACAGGCATCAGAGATTAGACGCACACAAGCCGAAATAAAACGTTTCGATTGTATGCAAGAAGACATCGAGCAGATCATAAACGATGGCAGACAAGCCTACCGTGAGATCGTCGAAGCAGAACAAGTCGAGGACTTGTAGGGCGAAAGCCTTTAATTTTAACCAAGGGAAAGAAATGTCTGATACAGAAACTACCCTCGATAATGAGGATGTTAATGTTGAGGCAGAACAGGCAGAAAAGCCTGAGTATGACGTGAACGACTTGCATCGGAATAATATAGAAGATGAAATGGCGTCACGCCGAAGCCAACAACTAAACAACGAATCATCGTTACCCTCATTGGATGCGATTGATGACAGTACCGAAGAAGAAGCAGAGGAACAGGACGGTCAACAGAGATCAGGCCCACCCGAAGGGCGGTCGGCTTCTGGACAACCCACGCCTAAAACTGAAGCTAGTTCTAAGGGCGATGACTTACATACTCTTATCATTGATGGTGAAGAGGAACGTAAGCCATTAGCGGAAGTTTTGAAATTAGCGCAAAAGTCACGTGCAGCTGACAAGCGGTTTCAAGATGCGGCGGTGGCATTACGCCAAGCTAACGAACTAAAATTACAGTTTGAACAGCAACAGCAAATGCAAGCCCAACCGCAAGCGCCAGTACAAGAGCAACAACAAGTGTCTACCAATGACGATGACGCTGTTGTTAACGCATTAATGTATGGCGATGAATCGCAAGTTAGAGAGGCAGTCACACAGCTTAAAGGCAGTGGTCAAAGTCAACAGCAACTAAACCCAAATCAGGTTGCACAAATGACGGCGTCTATTGTCCGTGAGCAAACAGAGCATCAAACTGCGCTGAACAATGCGTTAACTGAATACCCGGAAATCAAGGAAGACCCAAACCTTCAATCTATTGCGGTGAATTTTGTTAACCAAGGCTTAAAGGACGATCTTTTGGGCTTGGGTTACACTGAACAACAGCTTCAAGCCGCGCCGATTCAATCGTGGTGGCAACGCCACAGAGAAGCGCGACAGGCTGGGTACAGTGTTAAATCATATCAGGATTTACTTATGGATGGAGGGGCGAGGACTCGCGCTTGGTATAATGGGGGTTCGGAGAGTCAGGCAGACGGTCTAGCTGACAAGCAAAACCGTAAGGCTGGCACAGCAAGACAACCGCGAAAAGTGAGCGCGGCAACTCCTAATCGTGGAACACCACGTCCTAAAACTCAATCAGAGATTATTCGTGAGGAACGCGAAGCTAGGAACTTGCCCATTTATTAACGCCTAAAAGAAATAGGAGGCATAAATGGCTGGACAACTCTGGTCTACCAATACGCTTGGCGGCTATCTATATGCTGATGAACTGTCCTCAGTTTTACGCATGGAAGTACGAGCGTCTACTAAATTCCGTCAGTTCTGCGATGCTAAAGACTTCGCAGATAAAGGTCTTAACAACGGTTCGACTGTTACATGGAACGTTTATTCCAAGATTGCAACCGCTGGAACAACCTTAACTGAAGGAACTGCAATTGCAGAAACCAACTTCACTATTGATCAAGCAACAGCAACGGTTGTTGAATGGGGAAATTCTGTTCCGTTCACCAGCTTGACCGATATGCTTGGCAAGCACAATGTCATGGACGTAACTAGAAATGTTCTGTCCAGAGATTGTCGTGAGGCACTTGATACCGAAGCAGAAAGCAAGTTTAGACTTACTCCGCTGAAGTATGTTGCTACAGGAGCCGCGGCCTCAACTGGTACGTTGTACACAGACGGCACTGCTACGGGCAACAACGACACGGGGCTAAACAAGGCCCATGTTAGGAAGATTTCCGATTTAATGAAGGAACGAAACATCCCGGCTTACGAAAGCGACGATTACGTTGCTATTGCAAGACCTACAACGTTTCGTGATCTCAAAGATGAGTTGGAATCGGTTGATCAATACACAACTACTGGTTATCGCAAGATTACCAATGGCGAGGTTGGTCGATTTGAAGCAGTTCGTTTTGTCGAGCAAACCCAAATCTTGGCAGGTGGTGTAAACGCCGCCCCAGCAAGAGATGGCACAAACTTGTGGACAAACGGCAAATCTGACTGGTGCTATTTTATGGGCGCTGACACTGTGGCTGAAGTCATAGCAATGGCCCCTGAGATTCGTGGTCGTATTCCATCTGACTATGGTCGGTCAATGGGTATGGCTTGGTATGCGCTGGAAGGCTTTGGCCTTGTTCACGATGATGCAACAAACGCTCGTATTGTCGAGTGGGATTCAGCGGCTTAATTAGAAAGGAAGTAGTAGAATGGCTATTTTACGAGGTCGTGGTAGAGGCAATCAGTCCATTATGGAAGCTTGCCCACCAGAAAATGCTTCAACTGCTGGTTCTATACCAGATAAGTCGGACATTAAATACGCTGGCATGGCTGACAAAGCCCCATACGGTAAAATGGGGAAAGCTGCTATGAGTTACAGCGGTAAATAATGAGATAGGGGCTGGATTTAATCTCTGGAACTCGGGTTAATTTCAGCCTCTATTCTTTAAGTTACGGTTATTCGTAAATAACGAAATCACGACCAACTTTTTTTAATATCGTCGGTGATTGTGGAGAATAAGGGTCAATGTACTCCCAAGGCTGAAGGGTTTGATGGTTTGTAAGATCATCAAAAACGTCTTCTAAGACAATTGAGGCATCCCACGGGTGGTTGTTTCTGCTGTATTGCCCAATTATCAGTAGAAAATCATCAAAACGAACAAATTGAGAGACAAAGTTAACCATGCGCTCTTGGCCTACGGTAAAGTCTAAGCTCCGATAACCCATTAACTGCTCATCAGATGGGATTGGTTCGCTAATGCCAAGCAAGTCATAAAGCACCTTAAATTTTTTATTTGAATCAAGTTTTGTCATATTAATCTCTGAAGAAAGGGGTGGGGCCGAAGCCCCTGTTGGTTACTGTGGGTAGCTGTAAATACCTTTAAGGCTAGCTTTGAAGTTACCAGAAGTGTCTGTTTTTTTAAGCCTTGCTTCAGCCAGCAATATATCCAAACAATTTGAAAGTGTGACTCTGCAAACCGCATCATTGTAGAATTTTTTTAATTCATCTTCAGTGCGGTTATTTCTTGATAAAATACGATAAGTAGCTTCTGCCTCATTTTTTGCATCTTCAAAATATGACAATGCTTTATTCCTTGCTTTGCTACGGTGATCATTTGGGTAATCTATTTCGTCAAAAGTCTTAATAACGATTTCGCCGTTTTCTTTGTGTTGTTTAACTTGCCAATACATATTAATTTCTCCAAATAAATAACAATAAAGGTAATATAATACACATTTATATATATCTCTAGGGGTAAATGCAAAAAAAACCAAATATTTTTGATCCGAAATGGTTTATCGTGCCTTACAGTCGCGGTTTGGTGATGCAGATAGGCGGTGATCAGGCTCTGTACAGTCATTTTTTGCTGACTGACACTGTAGAAATCATTGCAGACGGTAAATTAGATGCGCTGGTGATAAACGGCGCAGAAATACCAGAAAACAACACGTTTGAGGATTGGCGCAGGGTAATCAAGCCAGACGGTTACATAATCTTCGTCAACCAAGACGAAACAGAAGCAAAAAACATATTAAGTGTGTGGTCAGATTGTGTGATAGCAAAACAGCGTGATCAGCTGCTGGTTGTCACGCCAAACAAGAAGGAAAAGCAAAAACCAAAGCCAGACAAGTCGTGTCTTGTCGTAAGATATGGCGCCTGGGGCGATCAGATTATATGCGCTGGCATATTTCCATTGCTTAAAAAGCAGGGATACCATGTAACGTTAAATTGCCAAGCGCCACAGCACGTTATAAACGCAACGCACCCTGACATTGACGAATTAATGGTGCAAGACCGCAATCAAGTGCATAACGATGACTTGGTGACGTACTGGCAAGCTATCGCAACCGAATATGATAAAGTTGTTAATCTTAGTTCAAGCATAGAAGGGCAGTTACTACTAAGCCACGAACACCCAAAGTATTTTTGGTCACAATCTGCAAGGCACAAGTTGTTTAACCAGAATTATATGGAGATAACGCATGATCTTGCTGACGTGCCGTATAATTTTCGTGGATGCGTTTTCCATGCAACGGCTGATGAAAAAGAACAGGCCAAAGAAATACGGCAAAGGTTTGATGCGCCGTTAGTCACATGGGCTGTTGCTGGTTCCAGCGTACATAAATGGTATCCGCACATGGCAGACGTGCTTGTAGGGCTGTTAGAACAGACAAATGCCTACGTTATGTTAATGGGCGATAAAGAAGCAATGGTTTTGCAAGAGTCTGTGCTTGAAGAGACAGAAAAACGATATGGCTCTGTAGAGCGCATAGGCGCTCAGTGTGGCACGTTGCCAATGAGGGCATCAATGGCGCTGGCGCAAGCGTCAGATGTTGTTGTAGGGCCAGAAACAGGGCTTGTGAACGCCGTTTGCATGGAAAAAAACCATAAGGTTGTAATGGTCAGCCACAGTGGGCCAAAACAGCTAACAAAACACTGGAAAAACACAAAAGAAATCTTGCCTCAGAATACGGCGTGTTTTCCGTGTCACCGACTGCATTTTGATTTTGAACACTGCGACCAAGACGAACAAACAAAAGCGTCAAGGTGCAGTGCCAGTATAGAGCCAGCAACAATTATTAAGGCTATAAAAAATGGATTACACTACGCTAGTTGCAAGTAAGGCGACTGATGGCTCAATTAGAAACTGGGTCAACAACGACAGCTTTTCAGCAACCACAATTTTAAGCGAAGCGGAAGATTTTATTTATCGACGCTTGCGTGTGCGTGAAATGCTGAAATTAACAACTGGCAATATGGTTGTTGGTCAGGATTATATCGACGTGCCAAGCGACTTTATTGGGTCGCGATCTTTATTTTACAGTGGCACGGAAAAGCTTGCTGTCAACCACACAACATTGGATGCGGTCGAAACGGCGCGAACTTACGACACTAGCGGAAATATAAGCCAAGGCAAGCCGACACAGTTTTATATTGACGCTGACAAAGCGTATTTCCCAACGGCCCCTGATCAGACCTACGCTTATCGCTGGCGCTATTACTGCCAGCCAGAGGCATTATCGGGAACCAACACGACTAACTTTCTGACAAACTTCAGCCCACGCTTATTGCGTTGCGTCTGCTTGGCAATGGCTAACGAGTTTTTAAAGAACGACAGCGATAAGCTGTATTGGCTGCGTTTAGCGGAAGGCGAAATAGAGGTTTTGCATAAAGCCGACGATGAGGTGCGTTGGGATTTAGACGTGTCGGTAGTCGTTACGTGATATGCCTTATTTGCCGATTGAACAAGCGGTTGCTGACTTAGAAAACAGAAAGCGTGACAGACTGCCGTATGTCAGTGACCTGCCTACGCAAAGTCTGGCAACGGCAGGGTCAACAGTAAGTGATGCGTCAGATATTAATGCGACACTAGTTTTGCTGACATCAGTAGCGTCTGGGTCAGGAGCAAAATTGCCGTTGGCATATGCTGGCAGTTTTGTGTGCATCAGAAATAACGGCGCTAACACCGCCACAATTTACTGTCAGACAGGCGAGACAATAGACGGCAGTTACACAACAACAATATCAGCGTCTGCAAGCAAACTGTTTTTTGCACCATCAGCGCAACAATGGTTTACAATTTAGGAGTAAAACATGGCTTCAACACCATCTGAACGCCTAGCCTTACGGTTAATCGGTACTGGAGATTTCGCAGATACGTGGGGCGCAGAACTTAACTCAGATACTTTAGCGCTTATAGATGAGGCTGTGTCGGGTGTAGAAGAGATAAGTCTTACAGGCAACGTTGCGCTTTCAACAACGCAATATGTTTCTAATGAGTCAAGAAATAGGGTGTTGCGGTTTACAGACGGCGGTTTAGCGTCTGAGCCGACTATTACACTGCCAGCAACAGAGCGATGGTATGTAATTCATAACGCAACAGGTGGCACTTACGCATTAACATTCAGCAACGGATCGTCAACTGTAAGTGTAGCTGCAAATATTACCACAGCGATTATCTGGCAAACTGGTAGCACACTTTATGGGATCGACCTAGCGACAGGCACAGACGTTGCGACAGTCGCACCCCAAATAACTAACAACAATCTTCAAACGGTTGCTGGGCAGATTGCCCCGACAAATAATTTAGGCACGGTCGCTGGCATATCGTCAGACGTAACTACTGTTTCTGGAATTTCTGCAAACGTAACCACTGTGGCTGGGGTTTCGTCAGACGTAACTGCTGTTGCTGGCATCTCAAGCGATGTAAGTGGTGTAAACGCGATTGCATCAGACGTAACGGCTGTGAATACAGACCCACTGAAGACAAGCATTGGAAATGTGTCTGGCAACGCCACGAACATAAACGCTGTAAATAGTAATTCTGCCAATATCAATAGTGTGGCTGGAATAACTAGTGACGTTACCACTGTGGCTGGCATATCTAGCGATGTTACTGGCGTAAATGCTATCGCGTCAGATGTTACAAGTGTGAGTGGAATATCTGCAAATGTAACTACCGTTGCTGGGGTTTCTTCTAACGTGACAACCGTAGCAGGGATTAGCTCTGATGTAACTGGTGTTGCTGGTATATCTGCAAATGTTACAACCGTGGCTGGTGTTTCCAGCAATGTAACAACTGTTGCGGATAACATAACTGACGTAAATAATTTTGCAGACCTTTATCAAATCAGCGCTACGGAACCGACCACTGACGGTGGAGGAAATGCACTTAGTGACGGTGACCTTTTCTTTGACTCATCAGGTAATGAGCTAAAAGTTTACAATGGTTCGGCATGGCAGGGCGGTGTTACTGCGACAGGAAACTTTCTTTTAAAGAGCAGTAATTTAAGTGATTTAGCCTCGGCCTCAACAGCCAGAACTAATCTAGGCTTGGCAACTGTAGCAAGCACAGGAGCTTATGCAGATGTGTCGGGTACACCAACGCATTTGATGATTACAGGCGGTTCGGCTGGAACAATCCCATATCAAACTAGCGCTAATGTCACAGCGATGTTAGCGGTTGGCGTGGCTGGTCAAATACTACAGTCCAACGGAACTTCAGCGCCAACGTGGGTAAATCAATCCAGCGGTGGCGGGTTCGCCACACAATTTAAATATACATAAAGAGAGAGGTTAAAAATGGCCGACAGGATAGAAGAATTATTTCTAAAAGAGTTTACATCTGCGGAACTGATCGCTGGAACTAGGCACGATTTTACTACTGACAGCTCGACAGCCTACGCGGT